GGCAATCGAGGTCGATGGGCATAATACACGTCAACAGTGACGGTACGTTGCGCCATGTACTAGGCACATTCTCTTGCGTAATGAAGTTGAGTCGCACTTGATTCAACTTGATTACTGCCTTCTTGTCCTCATCGTTCACAAAGATAGGCTTCGTTTCATGGGTGGTGAGATAATGCATGAGTGGGTTCCACATAACTAAACTCCTTGAAGAAAAAAAAGAAGAGGGCTTGCGCCCTCCGTACTAGTGGCGAGTAACCTCGTTGTTCACATAGATGTCGTGGCGAATAGCTTCCATCTCTGCCTGATGCTGACGCTCAAGCTCGATCTCGTGCTTCTTGCTAACCTCAACAAAGATAGAACCAACGAATACCAACATAACCAACATGATTGCCATGTAGTGTTGCTCAGGCTTGATGCCCTTGAATACCAACTTGACGAAAGCGATAAGACGAATCACGAATGTAACAAAAGACTTCATAATAACTAACTCCTAAAAAAAATAACCACGAATGCATTCCGTGGTTTGTAGATTAAAAAATCCTACCCGGCATTGTGTACCGGGTAGGAGTGGGGCTTTACAGCCCCTTGCGAACCGAGCGGTAACCGCTCCGCATAGCCGACAGTTGCTTGTCGGACTCCTTCACAACGGTCTCGATACGAGAACCATTGTGCTGTGCAATGAACACTGACCAGTCCATCAAGTCTTCCTCTGGTGCAATGTGGCGAAGACATTCGATAAAGAACTTGTCGATTGCTTCCTTGGATGCTTCAGTCGAAGAATGACCCATGCGAATCATTGCATCGTTTTTATTGGCAAAAGCCTTGACCGATGATAGTTGATGATTCGATAATGTCAAGCCTTCAGCCTCAATCTCAGCGATGATAGCCAAAGCGTAAGCGGTGATAACTTTTTCCGAGCGTGTAAACGTTGCCATAATAGACTCCCATAATAAAACATAACATTGTGCAATAAACGAAAACGGCAGATAACAGAATATTGCACGTTTTCTGTTATCTGCCGACTAGCAGGGAGCGAACTGTACGCTACCTACACACATGGAGTCTGGCTGGAAACACTTTGCTTAGATAGCCCATGGCCCGGTAGGGGCTAAGCCACCCACCCAGCAACCCCCTACCCTCGTCCACTCGCTTAGTATGTGACTCCGACGGATATATTCTCTCAGCTCTACTATATATTTCTCCCATCGGAGAACATCATTTACCCGCGTAGAAAAATGGGTCCCATGCAATTGTGGTACTATATGTTATACATATATTGAGGTGTGCTATGTTCTTATTGACGCAGGGTAATGACAGTGAAGTAACTGTGCAGCAGAGTGCCAAGCATGGCTATTCCGTGACTGTAAAGCGCAAGGATGACGGCAACGTGCCTGAGTATCAGACTGGCCTATCGTTAGTTGAGGCTGCGCAGCATTGTGCTAACCTCCGTAACGACGGCGTTAAGTTGCCAGCGCGGTTCGTTATTGACTTTCTGATGATGGCGCTGGATAGCATTGTGACCACGATTGATGGCGAGGATGTGGAGTAGTGGATCGCCTTGAAATTGTTTATTGCGGTAGTAGCTCTAGTGAGCATCTATTCGATCCACATCGCGCTACAAAACAAGCGTCAGGAATAGACATACAGTACATCGCTGATAGGACTATGCCTGTTCGTCCAGACCAAACTGTGTTAGTACCTACGGGCATGAAAATCAAGCTACACGAGGGTTTTGAGGCTCAGGTGCGTACTCGTAGCGGAATGGCATATAAACACGGCATTGTGGTCTTAAACAGCCCCGGTACGATTGATGCTGATTACACGGGTGAGATCAAAGTTATTATCAAGAACATGAGTTCTGATACGTTTGTATTTGTGCCCGGTATGCGGATTGCTCAACTTGTTATTGCGCCAGTGTGTATGTGTGAACCTGTAGTGGTTGAGACTGGGTCACTATTTGAGACTGAGCGTGGCTCTGGTGGATTTGGATCTACAGGAGTATAGTATGGCGTATTACAACAAAAGTGAACTCCAGCCCGTACATGCAGCTGACGCTTGGGATCTAGATAGGTATCTATTTACTGCTACTGCATACATTGCTAGGGCTGGTAAAAAAGATGGTTCCAAGTATGACGAGGATGTATTAAAGGCGCTTTGGTTTTTAGCATACGCAGTTACAAAGGATGCTAAGTACGCAGATACTGTCAAGAACGTATGTTATAGCCTTACGCCGGGAGCATGTAATGAAGAACGAGAAGCGACGGATACGTCCAATAAACTATCCGAGTATGTTGGTACTACGGCTGGATCCGGAAACGTTGATGAATATCGATCGATATGCAGGGTCAAGGAACCGGAGTTGGTTAGTGAGACAGGCGATACAGGAGTACCTCACGAATCCTATCCGGACAGGGTTAGGAGCTGGCTCAAAGGAGCAATAGAATAGTTTGTTTTCCTACTTAGCTCAGCGGTAGAGCGTTCGGCTGTTAACCGAATGGTCGCTGGTTCGATCCCAGCAGTAGGAGTATAATTTCTTAACCATGGTTTAGGAGGGCATTGATCATGCCACAAGACAAGAAGTTATCGTATAAAGATTACGTTGCTGGTAAAGGCAGTTATGACGACAAGTTTGCTGGAACAATCGGTCAGTATGACCCAGAAGGTTTCTATGATGGGAAGCGTAATTCTCGCGTAGAAGCTGGCGGACGACATGCTCAACGAAAAACCAATGAAGACTATGCGATGAATAAACGTGGCGCAATTGGCATGATGAAGCAATTAAGCTCAAGTCTTTCAGCGGCAAGAAACAATGAGAAAGCTGGTCGAGCAAAAGGCATGTCTGAAATAGATGCCATGAGTTATGGTACTCAAGCTGCCGAAAATAGTCGTCCTAGTTTTAATAGTAAGACAAGAGTAGCTAAACCATTATCCGCAGCAGCTGGAGCAAAAATGGTTTCAGCAATGTCTGGTAAATCTAATGGTACATTTAAAGGCGGATCGCCACGTTCTTCCATAAGCAAGAATCTTAAAATTAAATAACCGATTCCCCATGCATGAAAACGCACCGGGAAAATAATACCACCGTACGGTCCTTACTCTTTCTCCCGTATGGTGGTATTATTCTTTTGCCACCGAGAGGTGAGCATTTGAAAGGCCAGAAACCTCCTCTTCTTGCCCGTCAAATTCAAACTCTGCAAACAAGAAAGACCAGTCCGCCACACTGGTCTTTTTTGGCTATAATGCCTTATGGCTACAGCAACTAAACGAGATCCAGCTAAATGGAAACGCATCGTCGCTAGTGTAAAGGCAGGGACTAAAGGTGGTGATCCCGGTGAGTGGTCAGCACGTAAAGCACAACTTGCAACACAAAAATACAAGGCATCTGGTGGCTCATACGTAGGCCCAAAAACTAGTGACAATAGTCTGTCTAAATGGACTGATCAGAAATGGCGCACAAGTGATGGGACTCCTTCTAATGGAACCAAAAGATACTTGCCAGATAAAGCATGGGGTTCATTGTCTAAGAGCGAGATAGCTTCTACTAATCGAGCTAAAGCAGCTGGTAATAGAGCAGGTAAACAGTTTGTAGCGCAACCACGTACAGTTGCACAGAAGGCAGCGAGACATCGTTAATGTATGAATATGGCATTCGCTTTAAGCGCATCATCGACGGAGATACTTTCGTTTGCGACATTGATCTCGGTTTTGGTATTTGGCTTATGGATCAGCACTGTCGTCTCTTTGGCGTGGATACACCAGAGAAGAGCACTGCAGAAGGTAAAGCTGCTACGCATGCAGCAAAGGAATGGTTTGCCGTTAGACAGAATACAGCTGAACGATTTAGCATTGAGGTACTTCAAAAAGCAGATAAGTACGGACGACGATTAGTCAATGTAAAAACAGATAAGTCGCCAACTACACTCAACGTTGAGGTAATGAAATTACTTGGTACATATCAGTACTTTGGTGGCACTAAAAGAAAAGCAATTACAGCAACTGCAATAATAACAGAAGCCCCTCTGTGAAGGGGCTTCTAATTCGCTCGGTTTAAATGTCTCTGTGGCATGATGGGCGGACTTTTTAAACTATCATCGCGTCTTGTTTATATACTATCATGTAATACTTGGTGATACAATACGCTGTTAGCCCCGGTGGTGGAACGGTAGACACGACAGACTTAAAATCTGTTACCGCAAGGTGTACGGGTTCGAGTCCCGTCTGGGGCATGGAGGAAAGATGGCAGCCACACTCAAGTATATTCAACCAGACGCAGAAGAATTTATGATTCATCTCGCTCGTGTGTCGTCAGAGAATGAAGATAATCCTGATTACGTCAAGCTACTTAACTATTGTATGCGTAAAGAACACTGGTCTGTGTTTCAAATGGCTGATGTTGTTATGGAAATCTACACATCTAGGGCTATTGCTGCACAGATTTTGCGTCACAGAAGCTTCCACTTCCAAGAATTTAGTCAACGTTATGCAAATCCAAGCAAGATTGAGCTAGATTTGCCTGTTATGCGTCGTAAAGGTAGCACTAACCGTCAGAGTAGTTTACTTTTTGACGATCAAGAGACGCAATTTGAGATGGATAACAAGGCTCTTGCACCAATATTGGTTGCAATTAGAGCATATGACGACCTTGTGAAGTCAGGTGTTGCTTTAGAATCAGCAAGGATGGTGCTTCCGATGTGCGTTGGTACAAGGATGTACATGAAGGGTACTGTCAGAGACTGGTTGCATTACTGCAGAGTACGCATGGACAGCCATACACAACAGGAACATCGTGATATCGCTACCGATTGTTGGAATGTTTTATGCAAAGTACTTCCAAATACTACTCAAGCGTTTGAAAAATACCATTTAGGAGAAAAGAATGATTAATCAGTGCACAATTGTTGGGCGTTTAGTAGCAGATCCAGAGTCTAGGCAAACACCTAACGGTAAATCTGTGACAAACGTACGTGTTGCCGTTGATCGTAAAGGCAGGGAGAAGGAAACAGATTTTTTTAGTTGCACCGCATTTGGTCAACAAGGTGACGCACTTGCTGAATACGCACAAAAAGGACGTTTGATTGGCATCGTTGGTAAGATTCAGCTTGAGCAGTTTGTAAATAAAGAAGGCGCAAAACAACAGACTGTTAAAATCATCATAGATAACTGGCAATTACTAGATTCAAGGAAAGAAACAGAGAACCAACCACCTAATCCTAAACCTGCAGGATCAATAAAGGTTGATGATATTGATGATCCATTTGCAGACTAGTATGATGACCCGCTTATGCGGGTCTTTTTTATGTATAATGAAATGAGGTGAACTAATGGGAGTAGTAAAGAAGTATCAAAACCCTTCTGGTGGATTAAATGCTGCTGGTCGTGCTCATTACAAGCGTACAACTGGAGCAAACTTAAAGCCACCAGCACCGCAACCTAAGACAAAGGCAGACGCAGGTCGTCGTGCCTCTTTTTGTGCCCGAATGTCTGGCATGAAAGCTAAATTAACATCATCAAAGACTGCTAATGATCCTAATAGCCGGATTAATAAATCATTGAGAGCGTGGAACTGTAAATGAGAAAAACTATGTCCCAGATGATGGGAATGAAAACTGGTGCTCATAAAGGTATGAGCAAATCAATGGCTTCAATGGAGAAGCGTGAATATGGAAAAAAAGGTTTGTCACCTAAGATGATGGCTAAACATGAAAAAGCAGAATATGGTGGCGGAAAGAAATGTCCTAAATGTGGCAAGTCTAATTGTGGATGTAAAGGATACTAATCATGGCACGTAAAACTCCTGAAGTTAGAAAAGTATTAGCTGCCGGTCGCAAGTCTGGTACGCGTATGGAAAAGCCAGTTCGTAAAAACAAGAGCTGGTCACGCGAACGATTTGGCATGGATCCAACTGTAAGCACAAGTATTAATAGTCGAAACGCACAAGTATTAGGCGCAAATCAAGGCGTAGTTAAGCAAGCACTTGCTGGAGATGAAACACAAAGACTTTCTAATCAAGTAGCTAAGATGCGCCAGCAACTTGTTAATCAACGTGCACAGCGACCACCTGTGTCAGTACAGAAAAATCCAGTAGCTGTACGACGTGCTGGTTTAATGAATGCAGCAAAAACTGGTGGATTACTAGCTGGAGCAACAGCTGTTGGCGGAATGGTTAATGACGCTATGCAGCGCAATGAAGCTGCTGTAAATGCATCTAAATCTTTAGCACGTCAAGGTAAGCCAGATAACTTAGCATCTGCAGGTATGCGTGACGCAATGGAAGGTCAGCGACAAGGCCGTGCATTTAATGAGCGTGGTCAGGCTACAGCTGCAAAATCAAAAGCACCTGCTGCAAAATCAGCACCAGCTAAGTCTGCTCCAGCTAAATCTGCTGCTCCAGCTAACGCAGCAAAAGTAACAAAACTTTTAATGAAGAAGTAGGTAAACAATGGCCTCAGCACTATACAACGCAATGATTGCAGCCGAAGAAGACGAAAAGAAAAAGGCTGCTCCGAAATCTGGACGTGCAAAAGCAGCAGCTACAGCTGAGGCCAAAGATCCCGGCAATACAAATGCCAAATTCACAAGAACACCTGACAAAAAACCATTAACTGGTGAGGCATCAAAATTACTTGGTGGTGAAAAATCTACAATGATGCGTGGTGAATCTACGCCATTTATGTCAGATAGTTTACGTGGTCAGGGTAGTTCTTTATTAGGTGGGCAACAATCTCCATTACTTGGAGGTGAGTCTACGCAATTATCAACGCCATTACTAGGTGGACAATCATCTCCTGTTGCAAACGTATATGGTCCACGTTCGGCGCAACCTAGAATGCAGGGACAATCGTCAAACTATCCTTTGACGTATGACATGGTCGAATCAATTGTTGGTCCATTATCTCCGGGTATGCGTACTAGACTTGGTGAACCCGGCATGGTTCGTGGTGAGGCTGGATCGCGAGCGGAAGGAGTTGAATTCCGTAAGCCAGCAACATTGACACCAGAAGAAGAAGCTGAAGCACAGCGAACTCAAAGCCAAGCTGATCTATACAATAAGGATTTTACACAATGGGAAAAGGAACGATTACGTCGCGAATCGCAACCTAGTGTCCAGTTAACTGGCAACATGCAACGACCGATACCGCTTGGGCCACGACCTAATGCTGCAGATTATGTCGGTCAAGGTAAAACAGGTACACCATCAGATCCAACGGCAGTTGCACCTCCGCCAGTAAAAGCGTCTGGAATGTTTGGCAAGTTCTTAGCAAAACCAGATAGTGCAACAGATCCAAATGCACGTGCGCAAGGTATTGAAACTCGTACTGCTGATGCATTACCACGCGCAGATGTTCAAACACCTACTGATGTAATTGGTCAGAAAACAAATATTAATGCAGACGACTTTATTGGTGGTATTGCTGGTAAAGAAGTTTCGATAATTAATTCAGCAAAACAATTTGAAAACAATATTGTTGCAGGTGTATCTCCAGCTCGTGCAGCAAAACTTATTCTTCAGTCTAAAGACTATGATGAGTCAAACCCGTTCCATGCAGCATTGCGTGTGTTTGATCAAGTTGCATCAGGGCAAGATAAGAAGCGAGCAGAAGTTGCCAAACAGGGCATAGTCGCACTTACAGACTATTTCACACGTGGTGCATCTGGTAAGTCTGGTCATAATGAGACAACATTACGATCCGCAGTAGAGTATTTAAATCTTTCTACTATGCCGGGCATGACCGAGTCTAATGCACGTAATTCTTTTGATGAATTACTTCCTGTCATGACAGAAGAAGGAAGTCGATTACGTCAATTCTTTGGATCATCGACACAACAACAGGCAACACGCACAGCTATTAAAACAGAATCTATGGCTGGAATTGTAACTACGGCATTAAATAAAGTTTCGCGAAATGTAATTGATCGTATGCCTGATGGTAACGCTCCAGCAATGAAGTCTGCAAGAGACAGAGCGTTGCGAGTATTAGCACCGCTTACTACAGTTAATCCGGGTGAATCTGCAATTAGGTGGATGGATTCTGATCCACTTAGAAGTAACTTAGCAAACGATTTGTTGTTCGAAACACAACGTTTGATGGGTGGAGATTCTATTGCATCTATAAAAAACCTACAGGATCAAATTGAAAACGGGCGTATTGCAAGAACGTTTGGTGGGCAGTTTGATGTAAGATCTACGCTAACCCAGATTACACAACCTAATTATGCAGGACGTGAGGCTGAGTATGTGCGCGACATGGATCTTGCTGATCAAGCAGAGGCTTCAGGAGATAAGGTTAAAGCTGCAAAATTAGCTGCTCCATATCACACAACTGCAGCACTTCAGATGATGTATGGGACAGACGAAGTTGAAGGATACGAATCTGGAAGAGCTATTGGTGTAAGTACTGGCCTCGGTGGTAACCTCAAGTTACGTGATGCAAAATTACGGCGACAAGAAGTAATCGGTGAAATCACACGTAATCAAGAACCGCCTAAGACTAACTTAACTCCTATACAGATGTTAGGAACAGTGTTTGCTCAAAACGGTGCAGACAGAACATTACTGAAATTTGGATTGCCATTCTATGGTGGAACTGTTCAGTTTGGTGGCATGAATGAAAATGCAGGATATATCCGCAGTTATGATATTCCTAATCATCCGGGTTTACGCCTGACATTAAATGTACCTGAAGGTAAACGAAGCATTAATCCTATTACAGGGGCTGTAATGGGGGCGGAATCTTTAGATGCATCAAACAACAAAGACATTCAAAAGATTTTAAATCAACTATCTGAATCACAAGATCCAGCGAAGATGCTTGAGAGGTCTATCCTAAAAAGCACACTAGGTCCAACTGCTGAGAAATACGAGTTTGGAATTATTGAAGCAGCTCAAGATAAAGTTGGTGCTTCAGATGATTACGCAAAGTTGATGGGTGGATATCGTAGTTATAGTACTGCTGGGGATCAAGGTAAGTTTTCAGCTGATGTAACTGCAGATATGCAATCAATGTTTAAACTACCAGTTGGTTCTGACGGTATGCCATACATTGATGATAACAGCCAGCAGTTATACGATATGGCTGTACGTGTAAAAACATCACTTGATGAGAGTTTAGGTAACTATGTAGAAAAAGATGGTAAGTATGTTTTCTCCGGCAAGGAGAACAAACGGGAACTTCCATTAGTATTATCGCAAGAACAATACGATTCGTTACGTGCAACGCAACAACAATTCACATCCATGGTGCGTAGTGCGGATGCAATTCGTGAGTCACTTGGTGTAACTGGTGGTGCTGTAGGATTCCGTGTTCAAAATGGAGTTCCAATATATTCGCAACCATTAGCCGTAACTGGTGACAATAGGTTTAAACAAGTATCTACAATTTTAGATGCATGGGTAAATAAAAAATCGGGTGCTCCAGATTTTACTAAGTTATTTGAAGGCATAGATATCCAACAAGGAGCAAAGTTTTCAAAGACTGTAATGATGTATGACGTTGATCAAAATGGAAATCCAATTATTGACAAGCGTCATTTAAGATCATATGAAGTAAATCCAGATGGAACTGTTAACGTACGACAGTTCAAATTAACTGACCCAAAAGCAGCTGCAGGTGTGCAATCTGGTGACAAAAAAACAACAGGTGGATTTCAAGAATTTGCTGCAGATGAAGTAGCAAAACGATTACGTGGAAGTAATTTTAAAGAAGGTTATACAGAAGTTACAGCAGAAGGTGGAGCACCTCGCACGGTTTCAATGCCAGCAAATGACGTAGCAGTTACTACTGGTGTGTCAACAGAAAAATCAAAGGCGGCATCTTCTGGACGATATGGCTTAAGTGGCGCGTATCTTTACCAGACATTTATGGCTACGCATCGTCAGATTAATGCTGGCCTTAAATTAGATGGTGCTGCTGAATCATTTGCAAGAAGTATTTTAGGTACTAACGATAAAGACGTTATTGATAACCTAAAAGAACAAGGCATAACACCAGACCAATTAAAAACGATTACAACCAACCTTAATCGCACTCAAGGTGCACAATTACAGATGTGGTTACAGGTATCTGATCCTGCTAAATTCACTCCAGTAGGACGTGCAGCTGGAACAATGAACGCTACATCAGATCCAAGACGCACAAGTGACGCTGTGTCTGATAGTGCAATTAGATCGGATGAGCGTACTGCAAGACGCAGTATTTCAGACATTGTTGTAACTCGCAATGCCAATGTGTGGGATTCGGTAACTGGCTCTGCATTAAAAATGTACGAGGATGAAGGTCAATCTAGAAATTCCCAAGCCGAACAAGTTGATCGTATTACTAAAAAGGTTTTAGAAAATGCGGTTGTTGATCCAGAACTAGATGCAGTATTTAGAAAAAATGTAAAAGCATACGTTACATCGCTCGTCTATAACGATGAAGTATCTCGAACTCCCGGTTTTGAATTTATAGCTGACCTACAAGACTTTGCTGATGAAACAGCTAGAACCAATGTAGAACAAGGTGATTACAGCACAACAAAACGAGCTGGTGCTGGAGTTACAATTGCCGATGGTCGTGGAACAGCTGCAGATAGACGGCAACGTGTCGCGCGTGGTTTCCTGCCAGCAGTACAAACATCCTTAGACATCATTAATTTTAATGAAAACAGTCAAGCTATTAAGTCTATTAAACTTGGCGGTAAACAATCTGGAGAACTGGCTTTAGTAGATACATTGCGCACTAAATATTTAAATGAAACTGATGGTGCAGCAAAACGTACAATATTTACACAGTTGTATAAAGCTGTTCAAAAGTTAGAGGCTGCTGGTTACACCATGCCAGACAGTGAAACAGCTGAATTTAGATCACCGATTGGACAACAAGGTGCATCGGTTGCAGCTGCAAGAAGCAACAAGACTCCAGCACAGTTAGCTGCAGATGAGCGCAAGCGCAAAATAATTAATGCTGCCTTAGCAAAACGTGCTGGAACAACACCTCCTCCTGATGACGCGCCAGCTAAACGCACAGTTAAATTATCTGCTGTAGACACAAAGGGTAAACCTATTGATGTCCTACTTGATGTTGATCCAGAAGAAGTTAAATCGGGCCTACGTCGTGTTTACAGGAAGGTGAACGGCGAGTGGGTTCCTGTAATGCAAGGCGGAAAACCAAAGATGATTCCTGCTGTAATACAGCCGGAAGAAGTTGTTGACCCGACTGTGCCAAAAGATTTAACAGTAGACACAAAAAATAGAACTGGTGTTAATATACGACGCACTGCATTACCGGCTGGGTTAACATTATTAGCTACGACAAGTAAACGGCCAAGTACTCAACAGCACAATCAAGCACTTAATCAAGCAATTATTGGGCAAGTAGTACAAGATGTCGTAGCGCAAATCCCTAAAGATACAGATCCAAAAATTGCAATGGAACAAATATTTAGGTTAATGGCGCAATCAAATGGCCGAGATCCAAAAGAATGGAAATCATGGTTTAAGGAAATAGGACTGTCAATTGTTACACCCAAAAACGTAGACCAGTTTAAAGCTAAGGCTGGAGAACAACATAACCTTGAGGTTATGAAGAAAGAGTTTTTACGTCTGGGTGGAACTATAGAGCAATGGAATAAAGATCTAGCGTGGGCTGACACAATTACAAAGAAAGTTGTTGGTATTTATAAACCAACAACGTCTGGAGCTAAATCTACACGTCCGGCAGCACCTAAAGGCGGGCCAAAAGGCAAGTCAAGTAAAGGGCCAATCACTGGCACAACAGCGTTCTCATTATTAAGCTTACTTGGTGATCAGATAAGGAGGAATGAGCAAAATGCCACAAACAAAAAATAAAACGCGAGAGCAAGAATTTACTCGTGCTCAACGCGAACAAATGATGGCTGAGTTGTTTCCATTGATGGTTGCTAGTAAGCATGCTGGTGTAAAAAGTAATACTCCATATGATCCTGTTGCTACCTATAATCAGTTTTTTAAAGGTAGTAACACAGGTAATCCAAAAAATCCGGGAACATTCAATAATAAAGAACTGGCAAAAGAAAAACTAACAGGAGAAGCATTGCATTCTGGATCCAGCATTGCTTCAACAGTACTTCCATTTCTTACATCAGCAATTAACTCGCCTGTTGTTGATGCTATTCCGGCGCCACCACTTAAGGGTGTAAAAGCCGTACGAGCAGCAGCAAATTCAGCAAAAGGGCCAGCTGCTCGTGCTGCTGGTGACGTTCCATTTTATGGTGGGTTGCGTCCGCAGGTAGCATCAGCATTTCAGTCAGAAAATCCAGATGACAGATTAAACGCATTACTCAGTTTAGCTGCAATTACAGGATTGGATTTAGCTACTGATGCAGGGGTTAGAGGTATTGGATTTTTATACAACAAAATATTTAAAACAAATATTAATCCATATGCAATGAATGCAATGTTAGTTGCAAAAAACAACTTAATGACTCCTGCGTACGGTGCAGTGAGTCAATCTATTTATGATAACAACGCTGGACGTAAAACAGCAGAAGCAATTAAATTAGTAGACAATTTTATCAATGATGATAATTTGCAAATTGCTTACCATAACACATTGCCAATATTACAAGATATGGCTTACGGCTATGGTAATCAGCGACCCCCAACGAATATGCAAGGTTTGGCAGCATCACGCGACCCGATGCAACGTGTGCAAAATGAAGCAGTTGCACCGATGACTGAAATATTACGTCCATTGACTATGACTATTCCGAAGAACTTGCCTGTTGCTAGACAAGCTGCTGATGAAAAATTAGCAGATTTAGGACGTGGCGAGCGTGGAATGATGAAAGATATAAGTACGGTGCAAAAAGGCGTAACTAATATTGCATCTAAGTTTGGTAACGATATGCGTAAAAATTTAGGCATGGCTGCTATCAGTGCTGCTCCAGTTGTAGGTCAGGTTGCAAATGAAGTAAACAATATTGGCGACAAATTTGGAAGTGCAATGAGATCACTGTTTGGTAAATCACCATTGGCAAGGAAATAATGACATCCGAAATTAGAGTTCGCACATTACCTAATGGCGCACAAATGAAGCTATGCATTGCGCAAAAACGTGATGGATCAGCTTGTTCAAACATTGCAGTAAGTGGTCGTGATTACTGCAGTCATCATGGCGGGAAAGCATTAGTTGGTCCAGATAGTCCTCAGTTTAGAACTGGATTATGGACAAAACAGCGACGTAGATTTAGTCAAGTAGCCCCGACACTTTTAAGGCGCATAGACGAATTACGAGAAGACCCTGAGTTATTTTCATTACGTGATGATGCTGCATATTTGACAGCACTTATGGACGTACGTGCTGAAGCTGCAAGTAATGGCATATCAGTAGAACATTACGAAACTATTAGAGACCAAATTAAGATTTGTAAATCTGCACCAGATGAAGAGTCATATAGTAAAGCTTTTAAACAGTTAGAAACGATGATCAATGAAGGCATCGATATATATCGTGCAAGTCAGGATGTCGTACAACTTATTGATAAGCGAACAGAAATTGTTGAAGCTGAAGCTAGGATGATGCACACAAAAGCATATACCCTAGAAGTTGATCAGGCATATAGCCTCGCTATGCAGATATTAAAAGTCGTAAAAGATTGTGTCCGGAATGCAGATGAATTGTCTGCTATCAAAGCTGGATTTTCCAAATTACTTAAACAGTATCAACAAGAGGATGTAATTGACGCAGAGGTAATCGATGAGCAAGACGACTCTGAGTAAGGCTGCTCCTAGAGCATTTAGAAAATACGTTAAGCCGACCAAGCCACTTACCGTTGCATTACTAGAAGCACTTGAGGATGAACTACAACAAGCAATTGAAGTTGGTGACTATGACAATGGCACTGCAAGTAAGTTGCCCGGACACGAACTTGAGTATGAGTCTTGGTTGTCAGCTTATGCACCACACGCAGCTAGTAGCAGGCTAGCTGAGCATCATCATCGTGCATGGCAATGGGCTGAATCATTAGAACCGTCTAAATCTCCAGCTGCACTAATTGAGTGTTGGTTTCGCGGTGGTGGTAAATCAACAACAATGGAATTAATTGTGAGTAGACTTGCTGTTAAAGCTACTCGCCGTTTCGTCGTGTATGTTTGTGCAACACAAGACATGGCAGATAGACACGTTCAGGACATAGCAACAGCAATGGAACGTTGTGGCATCGAACGAGCAATTAACAAGTATGGTTTTAGTAGAGGTTGGAACGCATCTAAGTTACGTACAGCAAATGGATTCAACGTTTTAGCCTTTGGATTAGATACTGGAGCACGTGGTGTAAAGTTAGACCACCTACGTCCAGACATGATTATCTTGGATGACATTGATGAACTTGACGACTCAGTTAATGCAGTTGACAAAAAGATCAGAACTATTACACAGACTATTCTTCCGGCAAGAAGTACTGATTGTGCTGTTGTGTTTGTTCAGAATAGAATTCACGCTAATAGTGTAATGTCACACGTACTAAGTGGTGAACTGGATATGTTACAAAACAGAATTCAATCACCAATAGTTCCAGCAATAAAAGATTTACAGTACGACACATTTGAACGTGAAGATGGACGTGTTGGATACAAGATAACATCGGGCACTCCTATGTGGGAACATAAGACCATAGAAGTTTGCCAGCAAGAAATCGATACTTATGGATTAATGTCGTTCTTGCGTGAGTGTCAACATGAGGTTGGCGTAGGAGGTTTATTCTTTAATACATTTAGGGAATATGCATCTGATGGTCAGCCATGGCATGTAGTTGAATCCGTAGACATTCAGCCATGGTGGCGCGTTTGGGGTAGTCACGACTTTGGCACAGGCGCACCTGCATGCTTCTTATTGTACGCAAGTGATGACAGCGAAAATGTTTACGTTATTGGTGAAATGTATGAGCAAGGTCTTGTGAGTTCTGCGCAAGCACAACGTGTACTTGACTTGTTAGAGAAGTACAAAATGGGTGAACCGAGCAACACTAAATTGCGTGAGGGTAAATGGAATACAAAGTTGGAAGCTATTGCATTTGACTGGGCTAATACATTTCCACCTAAAAACCCAGATGAACGCATTGGTGAATATCCAGTAGAAGTGTGGTGGGAGCGTAACTTGCCAGCTGTTAGAGCAGTTAAAGACAGGAAAGCTGGATGGCGACGTGTCAAGGAATGGTTAGAAGCTACATCAGTAGTAGGTGGAGCACCTAAACCTAAGTTGCAAATTGTGCGTGGTGCATGTCCAAACCTAATTAAGCAACTTGCAAACACCATGGCACACCCAAGAGATCCAGAAGACATTGACAGCGGAACTAAGAATGACCACGCTATTGATAGTTTTAGGTATGGAGTAATGTGGCGTGAGTTTCCAGTTACATGTCCAGAGACTGGATTAGATGGAACACGGAATACTAAGTATGTACCTAAATGGCTAGACAAAGGTAATAATAAAGAATGGCTTTAACAACTGTATTACTTTTTATGGTTATTGGATGTTTAATGGTAGGAGTGTGCCACGTAATCTTGTTGTATAAGATGCAGATCTGTTTACAGCAAATTAAAGAAGAGCGTGTATTAATTGCGCAAATTAATAGCGCAGAAAAGTGGGTGTAATAAATGGATCTACGCAGCATGGTAATGCAGAGTCTGCAGGATAATCAACCTAAAGTAAGCGCATTTCAACGTAAAGACGCTACTGGCACAGTCGGCTCCTTTCCAATTAAAAGCATCGACCGAGATGACAAAAACAATTTAAAGCTTGACCTTGATAATAAGGACTGGAAAGTCAGCCCGAAAGATGATCCAGACGAAGCTAAAAAAATCACTACCTTTGTCAAAGAGCAGTTTGACATAGCCTATAGATCACGACAGGAAATGGAACTGGAGTGGGTAATGGCGACTGCGTTCTTTGAGGGTCGTCAGTGGTTGCGCATTAATAGTCAAACACGAAATTTAATTCAGTTACAGAATCCAAACGAGCCAAATAGGTATATGACTGTCAATAAGATTAGACCGCTTATTGATGGTGTGGTTGGCAAATTAACGCAGTGTGCCCCAGATGTTACCGCTGTGCCAATTAGCCATAATCCAGTTGACCTTGCTGCTTCTGATGAAGCTAACTATTTACTAAGTCACTACAATCGAAAGTATGACCGAGAAACACAGACGAAAGAACGTGTACGTTGGGCATGTGTTTGTGGCACTTCATACGTCAAAGTATTTTGGGATAACAACCGAGAGCAGGTTGTCCCACAAATGGATGCTACTGCACAAGAAGTTATTGGCCATACAAAGATGCGCGTTGGAGATGTTGTAGAACAAATTCTTCCAGCGTTTGATGTTTATCTTGACCCTACAGCTAAACGAGACGACGATGTTCGTTGGATGATGCATGCAATGGTCAAACCGCTTTCGTGGTTTGTTGATTCTTACGGCGAGGCTGGCAAAGCGGTTAAACCTGATGCAATGTCGGGTGTTAATAGTGGTTATGTTGATAGCTATCTTCATGGTACTAATGGATCTGGTAGAGGATGGGTTCCGCCATCTACCGCTAACTTAACTAATCAAGACACAAAGAAGATGGCTGCAGTTGTTTATGAATACTGGGAAAAGCCATCTACTCTTTATCCTGATGGTAGATATATTGTTTCAACTAATAGTTGTTTACTTTATGCTGGCGTATGGCCATATAAAAAGAAAGACTCTTTTCCTTTTATACCTTTGCGGTGGCAACCAAGAGCTGGAACTCCTTACGGATATTCACTTGGCTTTGACTTAACTGCTCTTCAGTCTACTTATAATCGTGTCTATTCTCGACTACTTGAACAATTTGAGGGACAGAAAGATTACATTCTTGTTGAGAATTTAAGTGGAGTAGGTGCGGACGCATACGATAATAGTGGTGACGATATCGATGACAAGAATCGAATTTACCGCCGTATTAACTACATGCGTGGAAGTCATCCTCCAACTATCCAGCGAGCGCCGGGTATTGGATCAGATTTGTTCCCATTACTGCAATTTATTGAGCGAGACATGATGGATATTGCCGGATTGCATGACGTATCTCAAGGTCAGGCAGCAGCTGGTACTCCTGCTGAAGCAGTGCGATTACTACAACGTAGCGACAATACACAACACTCGTTTATCCGTGCTGATATTGAAATTAGCGCAGCAAAGATTAAAGAGTGGGAAGTATCTTTAGTTGAGCAATTTGGCATTGTTCCATTTGTTGGAAACATCCAAGGAAAGATGCTTCCGCAAGACCAGATCCGACAAGGTGTTATGCGTTTTGACGCATTGAAGTCTGGTGGACAGTTCCGTATTGTTTACATTCCGGGGTCATCAATGGAGGATAGCCCTGATCAGCGATTGCAAAAAATGGCTGCCTTACGACAGATGGGTGTGTTCGGTGACCCGACAGATCCAGAAACGAACCGACTGTTTGTTGAATTGACTAACATGCCAAATGCTTCAAGGATTTATCAACACCTTGAGGGACAGGCTCAGAAACAACAAGAGATGCAAGCACAGCAAATGATGATGATGCAACAACAACAAGCTGCTCAATCTAGTGCAAATCAATTCAACCCAGAAGCAGAACAAATGAAAACGCAGCTTGAAATCCAGAAACGTACAACTGAGATTCAAGCGCAACTTGAAGCAGACATTGCACTTGAATCAGCTAAGGCAGGACTACAGGCTGCAGCTAATGAGGATAATGCAATTACAGATCTTGGCAAGCAACGTTTGATGCAAGCCATGCCGCCAGAAGACACTGGCAATTTTTCAGAACAAGAAGGTATGATGTAAATGTCCGAAGAGATGGTGACACGAACCGCTGACTCGCCAGCAGCGGCAACGGGCAATGTTGGTGGAGCGTTAATGGATTTTGTTCGGGATGCCGCCGATTCCGATAGCTTTGATAACCGGGCGTTAAACACACAGAGCGAGTCAGTAGACGCAGTTGATAACAATGAATATGTTGATGCATTTCAAGATCGAGATATTCAAAGTGTTGTCAAACAAAAACTATTAGATACTGTTGCTCCAGAGCAACCATCTAATGTTCCGTATGAACGATTTCGTGAAGTTAATGAAGAAGCGAAAGCTTTAAAGCAACAGCAAGAAGCGTTTAGCCGGTGGGCTGATGTAATAAATCAGTTTGAAAATAGCGGTTTCAAATCTGCAGCTGATGTTCAAAAGGCATTACAGCAACAGGAAATTGCTAAACAAGAACAGGCCATTCGTAATAGGTGGAGTGAGAAAATCTCTACTGAATACATGGACCCTGATGCTGCAAATGCATATGCCGAAGCTGAAGTAAATAAGTTCCGGTATGACCAAGTTGTATCTCAAATGAACAACTATATGGTCACTCAACAAAGAGTTGAGGCATTTGAGCAATTCCCATATGCACGTCGAGCAGAAGATGTAGTCGACCAATTAATCCAGTCAGGTATTGCCCCAACTGAAGCAGCTAGGGCAGTGCACAATCAAGTACAAGGATTAGTTGAATCACTCGTCCCAGAATTGCTCGATCTTGTAAATGAACGACGAACAGTACCAACACCAATTGATACGAGTTCTTCAGCACAACCAGTAGTACAGCCCCAGCAACCACAGCGAAATGCGTTATCAGGAATAACGCGATTGCTAGGTATTGGGCGTTAGGAGTAACCAATGGCTATCGATTTTAACGGTGCACTTACACTCGCAGATCAAGCTGTCCTTTCAAACGATCCTCTTGTAAAAGAAATCACCATGTCCCTGCACCAGACATGGAACGCAATCAAGGACATCCCTTTCTACACATCGCCTTCTTTACGACAGGTTGGTGTTCGCTATACGAATGAAGCTGGCACAATCCCAATGCCGACGTGGTCTACCATTAACGGTGAACCAAACGCTGTCAAGGGTAAGCCAAAGTCGTACGAAGAGCAAATGTATCTCATCCGTAATAAGATTACGGTTGACTCCCGTTTGCTTGATCAGCCAAACAACATCATTGATCCTGTAGAAGCACAGATCAAGATTTTCCTAGAGGGTTTTGCGTATGATTTTAATGACAAGTTCATTAATAACGATCCAACCTCTCTTACGGCTGGTAATAGCCCAGATTGTTTTCCCGGATTGCGTTACCGTTTAGAGAATCGTGCAGCATTTGATATTCCACAAGACTGTCTTATTGCACCAGCATCTACAGCTGCATCTCTTGACACAACCTCTTCTTACAATGCTCTGGAAGCTAACGGAACGATGTCTGCACTTCAGGAAATGTTTGATAACTTAAACGCACCTGATGGAACTGGCATTGTTTTATACATGAACGAAGAAACAAAGCGTCGATTTGAGTTTGTCATTCGCGCACTTGGATCTGGTACTGGTTTTGATGCTAACAAGGATGCATTCGACCGCAATGTTGAATCGTTTAAGGGAGCTAAGATTCGTACCGTTGGGCGTAAGGTTGATGGCTCTACGCCAGTTATTAGTGCTCCTACTAACTTTGCTGATATTTACGCAGTCCGTTATGGAACTGGCTACGTACAGGGTTGGCAATCTGGACCATTCAAACCTGAGTACTTAGGCAAGTCAAAAGAAAATGGCATTATGCATAACGTTCTCTTTGACTGGGGTATGGGTCTCTGGATGCCTAACACACGTTCTATCGCACGTTTACGTTTGGCTACAAACTAAGGAGATAATGATATGCGCGACGCTAAACTTACATTCTTATATCCGAACGCTGCAGTAACTGCTACGTCAGCTACTATGGGTTCGACGGGTGCTGGTCCAACCACTGTTATTGGTGGAACGACTTACAATCAAGGTATTGTTTACACTCAAAATGCTACAGTAGCAGCTGGTGCTGTAAACCTTAATGCTCTTGAACTTAACTACGGTGGATTGCTTATTAATGGCGTATCCGGCGCGGCTATGGACAATGACATGAACGGTGCAGTTGATGCTTCTGACTATGTTCGTGGACAGATTATAAATCCGATTTATGTTGTATCGGCATTGAATGTCAGTCAGATGGCTGCATTTGATGTACTTACATGTGAAGTCCATTCTAGCAATACGCTTGGGTTTACTCCATCTGCTGCAACAATTACATCGTCATTTGCCTACACTCCACCAGTTCAGTTTACTGTTCCGGCAACTGTAGTTACGAGTGCATCGCCATCGATTGTTACAACTTCTCCGTATTTTGTAACCGCAATTAATACCACTACAAACGCGTTGACTATTTCGGCAACTCGTGGTGGTGGTGCTATTTCTGGTTTAACATCAATTACGGTAGCTAGTGCTGCTGGATTTGCGGTGAATCAAACTGTTACATTTAGTGCTGCTGTAAACACAATTACTGCAGGTCAATCTGTAGTACTTTCCGTATACAATGACGCAAATGCAACAATCCTGTCTGTTCCACTTCAGTCGTACGGTAAGTTCTTACGTGTGCGATGGAATGCAACAACAGCTCGTAATGGTGTAACTATTAACGTAGCTCGCACAGCAATTCAGACTGGACGCGAAGGTACAGTTTAATTATGAATCTAGGTCAAATCAAACGTAATGTTCGGATGCTAGGTAGAAACTACTTTGGCACTGACGCAGACCGTGATCCATTTGGCCTAGATTACTTGATTATCGAACAGGCCAATCAGATAGCTCGTCAAACGGACTGTCTGGTTGGTCGTCGATATTTAGATTTAACGGTTGATGTTAATGATTATTGTGCACCAGACATTTATCGAATTAAAGTAATTAAACTTTTAGATACAAATAATGAGTACCAAAAGGTACGTGTGTTTGATTACAGCAATCAGTACATAGATGACTGGCGTAACTTAGCTAGTGATCAAAGACCTGAGATTGTTGTCTTGCGTGGAATGAACAACATCAGTGTCTATCCAGCTGTAAATGCAACTTTAACTAACGGGCTTTTAATTGAAGGTTATGCGCAGCCGGGTGATAACTGGCAATACACAACTACTGGTACAGCATTGCCAAACACAGATGCCACAGAGTGCCCCCTGCCTGAAGTCGCTCACGATTGTTTGGTGTATGCAGTTTTACAAGCTCGTGCTATGCAAATGGCAGATGCTACTGGAATGCAAATTTTTAAGCCAGAGTATTTACAACGACTTGCCATGGTGGAAAACTATGCTAGTACATATGCACGGAGAACTCGCTAATGGCTGTAGGTTTTACGGATTTAAAGATTGAAACACTGCGTTTACTGAATGAAACAAACGATTCAGTAGTGGCTGAAGTTCCAGCAGGTGATGGATCTACTCCGACATCTTCAAATAACGAAGGTATATTGCAGTATCTAAATGATGCTGCTTTTGATTTATGTAGAACATGCGTTTATCTACCAACGACTTTATCAGTTGGGTCTCATACTGGAAGAACGTATGATTTCAGTGCATCTTTACTTGCGTTTCCTATAACAGTACACATAAATGGAACGACTGTTCCTCTTACCCGATGCGGGGAAAATGAGTTGCGTTCGTACGACCTGAACTACACTATTACGTCTGGTGAGCCTACGTATTGGTATGAGGCTGGTTATAGCAACATAGGATTTTATTCTGTTCCATCAACAGCTATTTCATTTATAGCTCGTGGTGCTGGATTGCCAACTGCTATCACAGATGTATCTGGACAATTTTCATTTTTGAGTGATGACTTGTTGATGCAGGCTTTACCAGCTTATGCTGCTCGTAAGATCGCATTAAAAAATTATGACGACCCATCTATTGTTGGACGCGCATTCTGGGGCGATTGGTATGACCAAATACGCATGCAATTATGGATGCGACTAGATCCATCTTACAAAGCTCCAAATGGAATCTTCAGTGTTCCACCTGTTATGGGTGGTGGAGACAAAAAATGAACATAGCATGGGGCAGATTAATTCTTCTCGCACTCGGTGCATTTGTTGCCTCTGCTGCTCCTGAGTTTGATTCGGCATGGAAAGCCATGCATGTGCCCGACAATGCGTCATTTGGCACGGTGACACGCAGTTTATTATTGTGTAGCATAGAAGGTGTCAGGGCTGGTATACCGGCTATGACAACTGCGTTGATTGCCTTCTTCATGCGACAAGATAGCAACCTACCAGTATTTTCAGTTAAACTACCGGAGGTGAGACGTGTCAGCGAAACGACGAGGGACATCGATGGATAAACTGCATATTGATTTAAATCAGTTACTGGCCGGGTTAATTGGCGCTGTAATAGGCACTGACTGGCCAAAGATTAAATCAGTTATGCAGGGAATAGTTACTGTTCTGTCTGGGGCTGCGTCAGCTATTTACTTAACGCCACTAGTTGCGGAAAAACTTGGATGGGACAAGCCACACGAAATGATCGGCTTGTCTTTTTTGTTAGGAACGTTAGGCTTACGTACTGTTCAAGCGTTTAACATCATAATTGAAAAAGCATTGAAGAAGGTAAGTGAATAATGCAGGTTAATACATCTATCACACTGGAGCGTATTGAAGAACTACCTGATGGTTCTATCTCTGCGTATTTTAGTGATGATCCTGCGTCAGGGTTTTCATTTAACAGCCAGCAAGACATGGATGCCTTTTTGAGTAATGTTGGTCTGTGGATTCCAACTTTAAAAGCTATGTTATTACTCGATTGGACGCAGGAAAGTATTGTTGGTAAAACAGTCATTCTTTCATGCGCTGATCCCAACGACAACTGGGTTACGGCATCATAATGCCTGTAATCCCATTTCGGCATTCGTTAGAAACTATTCCGTACAGAAATGGTGACACTGCTAACAGGGGTTGGCAGACATACTCTATAACGTCTACTACTAAATTTGGAACACGGTTTCTTTCAGAAACTACAGGTACTGTAACAAAAGTATTGCTGTACGCAACAGCACAAGCTGCTTCATCCTCAGGGGTAGTTAGATGTGGGTTGCAAACAATCAGTACTACAACTGGTACACCAACTGGGACTTGGGTTGCATATGGGGATTATTCTTGGACTACAGCAGCTAGTTCTAACGTAACAGTAGAAGTCAATTGTAGTGTAACTGGATCAGTCACAAGAGGCATTGCATACGCTTGGGTTGTTGAATACGTAAGTGGAAACAACTTTAATCTTGGCACGTACATCAATGCTATATCTGATCAAGTATCTCAACCGCATAGATTAGATTTTAGTGGTGGAACGTGGACTGTACAAGGTGGATTTCAAAACTGGGAAAGAGTAGTCTATGGCTACTTTGTTAGTACGTGGTTTGGTCATATATATAGTGGTTGGGGACACACAGCTGGAATAGGTGGTTGGGCTATAGGAAATGTTGTTACTGTGGATGGTAACGCTACACTAACACATGTCACTCTTAAGAATATAAAGACGATACTAAACACAAATGCTGTGTGGACTGACCCTTATGAGTTATTCATAGGTTCTGTATCTGGAACAACCTTTACTCAGATATCCCGTTATAACCTAATTGCAACCCCTCACTACACTCGGTCAAACAGTAACAATGAATGGTCTGGTTGGGCTGATTTATTTTTGCAAACCGAGGTAACTATCCCTACAAATACAAAAGTATTCATAGGATTAGGTCAACCTGCTCGTAACCCACAACATGGCTTAGCTTTCTTCTTTAGTGACGTTAGTAGTGTTGATCACTGGAAATGGTGGGATAGATGCGACAACACTAACTTTGCAACATTGTCCGGCACTACTATTACGGAAACTGCTACACGTCGCATATGGGCTAACTATGAGTTTTCATCTGTGACAACAACTACTGGTGCTACTCCACCTAGCACACTTACGGCAGCTCCTCGGTATACAATAAACGCAGGTATTAACTAATGCAGACATTCAAGTTAGGTGAGACAACAGACGCATACAGACGCATCTATTTTTTTGCTGCTTCTGCAGCCGATGGTTATACTGCACAAACAACTTTAGTCAGTCCGCAAGTACGTATTTATGTTAATGGAACCGCTACCCCCACGGCGCAACCAACTACACCTGCAACAGTCGTGCATATAGCTTTAGGTCATTGGTACTATCAAATACCAGCAGTTTACTTATATCAAGTTGGAGTTGTGACTGTAACTGTAGAAGATACTAATATTCGACCAGTAGTATTAATGGGCCAGATAGTAAATTATGACTGGACTCAATCTACTGGTGCAACTCCACAACAGGTATGGGAATACACTACTCGCACATTAAGTGCTGGATCAATTACAAATACAACTATTGCAAACAACGCAATAGTATTGAGATTGGCTAATGATGCTACTCCTTCTAATGCTCGATTTACAACGTTTGATTCATTTGCTGGGTATCCATTACTATCAACAAACGCAAATTTCCAAGCTCAAGTTAATGGCCAAAATCACATTGCAGCAAACGTCCATCAGTTTCAAAACAATGTTATTACAGATACAGCTACTGATGCATCTTTCCTTGCAGAGGTCGCTGATGCTGTGTGGGACGAGATAGCCAGTGGTCATACTATTGCTGACAGCTTTGGTAAATTACTTGACAATCTTGCATCTGTTTACACTGGTATTACTGGAGCAGTCACTAGTACTGTAAACGCAACAACCAATTCGTTTAGCACTAACTTAACAGCATTAGACGACACCTATAACGAACAGACAATCGTGTTTACGTCTGGCGATTGTGCAGGACAATCAGTTCCGGTAACAGACTTTAACCAGACTAATGGATTTATAACTACTGAAGATCCATTTACTTCAGAGCCTCAACCGGGTGATGTATTTTCCATTATCCCAATTCATATTCACAAACGAACGCAGATTGCGGATGCAATTCTTAGTAGATTATTGGATAGTTCTGGTTCTAGTAATGATGTAATGAATGAGAGAACCGTGCGATCCGCTTTGCGAGCGATGCGTAATAAAGTTGCTGTTCAAGCTGGAACTGTTACTGTCTATAAAGAAAACGACCAAGATGCAGCTTGGGAAGGCACGTTAAGTAACACTGCGGAAGTAGTCGTTAATCCAGATGGAGGTCTTGTGTAATGGCTGCTTTTAACGCTGCCTTTCCAATGGCATCACCAACACCGGCTTTAATTGGTTTTACTACACGATCAATACAAAACTCCGGAGCTACTTCTGGATTTCAATACATTTTCATTTGCCCTGCTGATTTCGCAAATGGCGCAACGTTTAGGTTTAATATTTCAGTTTCAGCTAATGGAAATGGAAGTGGACGCTCCGAAAACGTATCTGCAAGACTCTATAGTTTAAATGGATCTGGTATAGCTAATACTGCTGCACCTGTATCGGCCATTACTAACAGAGTTTGCACCCCTGCTAATTTTCCACCCGGTGAAGTTGTTGAAATTTCATTAACACTTACATCTGCTTTGACTATCGGAACGCGCTATGCATTACGCATATTTCCAGATACAACATTAAATAACTCTATAACGTTCAATGTTACTTACAGTACTGGCCCGTACACCGGAGCTGTTGATGAGTACCATGTCAATGGCGTAACTCTAAGTACTGGTTATCCAAATTTAGCAATAGGAACCGCATCTTCTTGGTACACACCTAAATGTACTAGAGCGGCAACTTTATTAACTACGGCTACATCTACTACAACATCACAGGTTGGATTTAGGTTTAGCCTTCCTAGTGGGGTTAACTATACGCTTAAAAACATCCGTTTGATAGGATTGGTTTTAAGTGCAACTGGTGCTACAACGGGTAGCTTTATAGGGCGAATATTAGATAGTACTGGCGCTACTACCTTAGTTTCTTCAAGGTCAGTTTTACATACTGATATACGTGCAGCAACAAGTGCTGTTGTTAGTCTTTTTAAATTTGAATTTGTTTCGGAGATAACTCTAACTGGTGGGACAACATACTTTTTTGTAGTCGAAAGTGATTTAGATAAACGACTGTCATACATTCACTTTCAAGAGGATACTGATTCATCTCAAACATTTAGTGGTGAGGTTAACAGTATTGACGTAGTTTCTAGAAACGGAACATCTGGTGTATTCACTTCATTTACAACGTTAGGCCCTCCTGCTTATAGAGCTGTACCGTTTGCCGAAATTGATGCTATACCAGTTGCTAGTGTTGGTGGTAGTGGTATGTTAGTTCACCCCGGAATGTCAGGAGGAATACGTGGCTAAGCAATTAGTACAAATCAATAACACTAGCAGGACTGAGTATATTTTTATACAGAACTCATCCGTGTCTACTGGTGCTGGTTTAACAGGTCTAGTGTTTAACTCCGCTGGCTTAACCGCAGATTATTGTGTTGAGCGTGGCGCACGAACGAATATTACTTTAGTAACCCAGACTCCTACTGGTGCATATTCTTCTGGTGGTTTCTGTGCAGTAGATGGAACGAATATGCCGGGGCTATATAGATTTGATGTTCCAAATAACGTGTTTAACGTTGCAGGTACAGACAAAGCTGTCATTATACTTAAGGGTGCTACTAATATGGCTCCCGTTGTTCTTGAGTATCAGATAGTTGCATTTAACCCAGATGATGCAGTACGCC